ATCGTGGGTTTTCTTCGTCACAAGCATCAGTAGCTTGTTTCAAATCGTTGTAGCCCCAATCAACCAGATTGGTAGCTGAAATCTCATATGTTCTTATAGGGCCGTCTTTATGCCAACCGCGTGGTTGTACAATGGTCAGCTCCATGGTGGTATTCTCATCCCCATACCGCGCGAGCGCACCCAGTCCATAAATCATTAACTGCTTATTCCTTTCGACATCTACACCCCACTTACCAGACTTTAAATCTATAACTGCAATGCGATCTTCACCAATTAATATTGTGTCAGCAGTACCAAAACACTTTGTGGATATCTCATCCATAAAAACTTTTTCTTCTATCAACATCTTGGCGTTAAGTTCTTCCTTTCTTTTATGTATGTACTCTACATAGGTTTCCGCGCACGCAATCATATCCTCATCAACTTCTATCTCGAAGTCCTCAACCACCTGAACTTTACCTAACCAATAGTCACGCAATGTCATGTCCTTGAGTCTGCCTTTTAATAGCATCTCGCACATCTCATGGATGAGTGTTCCTGTAGCCGCAGGTATGCCCACCTTATATTCTGCTGAATAGTTTAGGTAAGCGCTCGCTGGGCATTTAAACCAGCGATCTGAGGATGAAGGACTAAATATTGCGTGAGCCATTGGAAACGTATGAGCTTTCTTCTAATTGCTTGATCTCTGCTAGATCATAAAGAATTTTACCGCCAATCTTATAATAGTTAGGGCCACCGCCTTTGCGCCTTAAATTTGATAGCGCGTGTGGATTTTTGCCCCACCTTTTAGCTAGTTGCTTAGTGTCTATAAAGACTCTATCGGTGTCTGTCATTTCCTAATACTCCCTTTTTGTATTTGAATGTTGTTAAATTTACACTAAAGTTATATGATATGCAAATATATTTATAAAAAAAGGAGAAGAAATATGAGTATAGATAATGTAACCCCAGAGGAATGGGATCAAGCTATTGATAGGCTTGCGATCAATAACCAGGTAGGCGGACATCATTATAAAGGCAATGGCATACAACCCATTGAGTATATTTACGCAAATGGTTTGTCATGGTCGATGGGTAATGTGTTGAAACTTATTACCAGAGATAAGGTTGATAAGGTTGAAGACTTGCTCAAAGCCAAGCATTACATTGACCTTGAACTACAACTTGTACATGGTGTAGACGGAGAGGGTAACAAATTAGGCCCATATACCAAGGAGGTAAAGGTCTAGGAGTAAAACAATGAACTTGTTTGATTTTGAAGATCCAGTTCTAAATGAAAGGAACAACAATACGCCTGTTTATATAAACAGATACATTGCGCGTTCTTTGATAGATATAGCTGGGTTGGAAAAAAAAGATCCTCAAGCATTAGCGGAGTATTTCCTACAAGTAGGAATTAACTCCGTTAAGCATTACAAGGATCAAAAAGTTGTATTTGATATTGAGAATCTCTAACTAAGATCTTTCAATATATCTTTGATGTTTTTAACAGCATCATTGTTCTTCATGTGTTCATCATTGATGGTTAGTTGAGCTTGGTCTAAAGGTTTAGAAAACACCACATTTCTGTGAGTTATAGAAACAAAAGCAAATAAATCTATTTCATTATCTTTATATTTTCTGTGTGCAACTCTTTGACCTTTGCGCATATCAAACCGCCAGTTGCCCCTGCGTTCCTCTATCTTGGATTGGGTTTTGACCTGGCATTTATACAGCTTTAGGTTGTGCTCAAAGATGATGTCTGCGGATGCGTTGTGTGGAACGATGGTTACTGTGTCAGAAACTTGGGAGAGGATTGCTGCTGTGAGATATTCACCAAAACGACCAACTCGTTCTGTTGCAAGGGGCATGGGTTATTGGGCGGGTATTGCCACCTGTGGTTGTACTGTGGGTTGCTGTCTTTCCACCAAAGGAGAAACAGTATCTATAATTTGCAATGTTTTTCTTATAGCGGCTTTTGATGTAGGGTTTGTTCTGCCAAGCTCAACTAATAATTTTGTAGAATTTGGATTTGCTAAAACTCTTCCCAAATTATCTAACGCCCTATCAGCCCTTAGTTCGCTATATTTTGTTGAAAGTCTTACAAGAGGATTAAATGTTTTTGCCATAGCTAAATCTTTTGCAAGAGTTTGCTTTGCTATTCCTTGAACATCAAAACCAGGTTTATTTATGTTAGATATTCTGGAGGTTCTTTCTAGTATATTTAACATATTTTCAAAACCAACTTTTAAATCTTTTCTACTAACTTTTTGAGCATCCGCTACATTGTCAATTACTGCTAAAAAGTTTTCTCTTTTTTTGCCTTTTTTTCCAATTACAGCTTCAACAAAATTAAATCCTTGAGTAAATTCTGGGCCTTTTCTATTTATGCCAATAGAATCGTTAATAGCATTTCTGAAATAAGCATTAGCTATTTCTATGGTAGCTTGTGGATTTGTTTTATTTAGAAGCGACAAAGTATCGTTTATATCTTTTTTGTTTGCTGCTTTTTGATCAAAAATAAATTTTTCTATTTTGGGCAAATCTATATTTTTTTTAGATAAGGTCAATAAATTTTCTTCTACAACCTTAACCAAACTATTTGTAAGTTCAGCAAATTTGTCATTACCAGCCTTATATGCTGGATTAGAATTTAATGCAGAGCCTAATAAATCTAATGCACCAGTTTCATCTGCATTGTAAAGTTTTGGTCTTAGGTCTTGAACAATAAATCTTTCTCCACCAGTAACCAGTTCTTTATTTGAGGCATCAATATCAGCTTTAAATTGTTTGTAGGTTGAGCTTAAATTATTAATATTTGTTTCTGGAATAATCTCTATAATTTCTTTTGTTTTTTCGTCTCTAATTACTTCTTTGGTTAGTTGTTTTTTTATACCTTGTAATTTACGCGCACTTGGACTATTTGGAGGAACGGGAATAGAATCAATCCCATCAATGATATCTAATATTGTTTCTGGCGGCAAAGTTTCTGTGTCCGCAACTTTATAACCAGCCTCTTGAGCTTTATTGGTTCTTGTTTTTCTTGCTGTTTTAATGCTTGTTTTGGCAGTATCACTAATCATTTTAAACACAGCTCTTTGGCTTTCTGGCAAATCAGCAATCTTGTTTGCTTGTTTATTAATTAAAGTTTCAACTTCTTTTGGTCTATTTTTTATTGCTTCATATATATATGCAGATCCCATGTCTGATTTCATTACATCTTCTGTCAACGATGCGATCATTTTGTTATCTAATGTTTCCCCAGGTAATAACTTAACACCAGCTAATTTTGCTGCATTTTCTAATCCTATCGCATCTGCTATTTCTTTTTCTGAAACACCTTTTAATGATCTTTCGGCTAATTTAGCTGCTTTTGATGGGCCAGCCAATAAACCTGCTGTTAGCATTGTTGGTAAAGTAACTGCCGTTGCTGCCAAGGGGTCTTTAGTAGCTTCTTCTACTGTTTCATATAATGCGCCGCCACCTAGACCCAAAGCGCTGCCAAATCTTCGAGCAGCTTTGGTTTTACCAGTAATTGCTGGCGCTGCAAATTCTGTCATGGTTTTTGCATATCTTCCATAGGCTGTTTCTGGTTGATATTCAGAAACTCCCCTCAAAGCTGGAACAGCTTGTTCTGCATATCCTCTTATTTCTTTTGATGTAGGAAAAACTTGTGTTGGTTGAACTTCTTTGCCAGTAAAAATTTCTGCTATAGGCCTAGTCATTATTGATGGTAAATATTGTTGACCAAGTTTTTCTATATCACCAATAAAACCTGGAATATAAGAAAGACCTGTATATCCACCAGAGCCAACTGATTTTGCAACATCTAATGCTGTTTGTGCTTTTGTTAGTTTGGGTTGTGGTGCAATATCTTGTCCAAGACCTACTTTTTGATAAAACTCATTTATTGGAATATCTGAATAGTATTTTCCATGCAAACTATCTACAAGTTCTTTATCCGATAGGTCGTTATATTGAGGATATTTAGCCCTAACTTCCTGTATGGTTATCATTATCTAATTCCCAGTGGATCGATTGTTTGAGTTGTTGTATATGGGTTTACAAAAGATGAAAGATCTCCAAGAGCATCATACTTTTCTTGCAATTCTGGATTTACACGCAATATAGCATTTTTTTCTATATTAAATTCTGTTTGTATTCTATTGGTAATATCATTAAACAAAGCAATTTTTTGTTGCGCATTGAACCCTTTGGAAAGCATATCTATTGCATTTTGAAAATCTCTGTCTGACAAACCTTTTCCTTCTTGCCCTTTTGAAGCAGAAAGCGCAAAAGCCATATCTATAATTCTTGATTCTGTTATGCCTGTTGCTGAAACCAAATCATCTATTTCTTTACTCCAATTTCTTCCAGAATCATACGATGTTTGTGATTGTGAAACATCATTATAAACTGCTGAATTTTTACCTTTTGTAATTAAGCCATCAAAACCTTTTATATTAGATTCAATAAATGAATAAACTTTTGCTCCACCCGCCACAATGTCATTTGCCGCTTGTGGATTTTCAGCTAATATTTTTGCAGTATCACTTAACCCAGTTATTAATATTTCGCTTGCAATAAATTTTTCATTAATTGGAGCAAATGATTTATCCAATCTTTCGTTTGGAGAGTCCGCTGCTTTTTGACCAGTTCCAAGATTTTGTAATTTAGATCCAGGCGGCAAAGTTCCAGCTTTTTTTCGTTTTACCCATTCTTTTTCAGTTAAATTTTCAATAAAAATATTATTTTCATCAACTAATTCTTTTATTTCTATGCTGCTTTCTGTGTCTCTTGGTAAGGCACTAAGAGGTCCAAGTTGTAAATTTGGATCAGTATTAGATTTTTTCCAAGTTTCTGCCTCTGACTTCAAAACAGTTCCAGTTGGTAATCCTGTTCTTTTGTCAAAAATACTAAACCTTTCTGCTGAAGCGGTTGTTGGTTTATAAGAACTAGCAATACCACTAACAATTGGTGATAGAGCATCTGGGCCAGCTAAATCATACATATCTTTCGCCCAAGGGTATTTAGCTGCAAATTCAGGATTGGTTACAGTTTTTCTTAAAGTTTCGTTTCGCGCTTTTTCTTTTGCTTTACCTTCTTGCATTTCCTGCAATGCCAAAGTATTTTGCACAAAGTTTTTATCACCTTTTAAAGCGCCGCCAAGCGCATAAAGCATCATGCCTAACTTTTGGTTTTTAGATGCCTTATCATCAATGGGAGGCATACCAATGGGTGATTGCATGGGTTGTACAGCACCTGGCTGACCACCGCTTTGATTAAAGGCTTTAAGAATATCTCCAAACGCCATTATAGAACTCCGTAATTAACTCTGTAGTATCCGTTTTCGTCTTCAATAACTGCTTCAGGCATATACTTTTTAACCTCTTGTGCAAGAACACCTATGGTTGGGAAATTACCCCATCCCATTTCTTTGGCTTCATCTTTCCAATTCCATGTGTAGATGTTATGTCCTTTTTCTTTGCCAACAAAAGTAATATCTTTTTTCATTCTTTCGTCTGAGCCTAATAACTTCATTCCATACAGTTGAGCGGCAGTTCCTAATACATCGCCTAACCCAGTTTTTTGCGACATGGTAGTCGTTGGAGTTGTAACCCCTTGACCCGCAGCCAATAAGCCAAACTGTTGAGGCCCATAAGCCAAAGCTCTTTGGAACTCTTCGTAAGGTACTTGTAGACCCATTTGTTGTAATTGTTGTTGTTGTAAACCAATCTGACCAAGCTGTCCAAGTCTTGC